AGAAGTATCCAGCAGCCTATGCGGATGTGCTGAAGACCTCGGAAAGCCGGAAACTGAAAGTTCGTATTGAGCCGGCATAACCGCCGGAGAAAGGATCAACCATGCCAAAAGAAATATTTACGGATGATTGGGAGGACAGCTTGCTTCTGCAGTTTTTGCGTCCGGAACCGGAAAAAGAAACAGCTTATATCTATTCTCCGCTGCGTGCAGAAAACACACACCAGTATCTGTGCAACCTGTATGCAGCTCGGGCTTATATGTTTTATGCAAAAGAGTATATGGGATATCTTAGCAGAGCCCCCCACGCCTATCTTCCTTTGCTGCTCTGCGATGAAGATGCAGATGAGAGGAATTTTGCATTGCGGTTCGGAATGGAACTGATGGAGAAAAGCAAGGTTGTTTTCGTCTGCGGAAATCGACTGAGCAAGGGTATGGCTGGCGAGATCGTCCAAGCTACCGCACTACGAAAGCCCATTTATGTATTTGACGCAGACCTGCACTGTGAAGTGCAGAAAATTGTGCGCCAAAACCGTCCTCCCATGTTTTCAGCTTCTTATATCGAAGACCATCCAGTTATGGCCCACCCACGGCCACAGATGGAGATGGCTTTCAGGAAGAAGCGAAATGGCGAGGGCATTTCTTTTTACAATGAATCAAGGTGCTTATAGAAGCATCTAAAGAAAGGAGCGATCGCTTTGATTTGTCAGTTTAAACGACTGATTTACCCACGCAGCCAGCCTGTTGAAGATGGCAGCTATATGATTGCTTTATATAAGCCCTGTGAAGCCATACGGGATTCTGCCGGGAACATGATTTCAGAAGTCAAGGCGGTGGGCTATTATCTGCCCACTGCCGATAATCTCCGCTATGATTTCCAGGGCCGTTGGAGCAGAAATGCCAAACACGGTATCCAGTTTGAAGTGGAGAATTTTCAGGAGGTTATCGCACCGACCAAAGAAGGCATTATTGCCTTTCTGATGTCGGGACAGATCAAAGGTATTGGGCCAAAGACTGCTGAAAGAATCTACGATACTTTCGGCCAGAAAACGCTGGAGATGTTGGACAATGAGCCGGACAAGCTGCTGACAATTTCTGGAATCAGTAAAAACAAGCTCAAGAAAATTAAGGAGTCCTATCTAGCTTCCCGCGGCGCCCGTGATGTAGTGGCCTTTCTAGCCCCTCACGGCATTACCCCTAATCGGGCAGTAAAGCTGTACCTGAAATATGGTGATCAGACCATGGACATTGTGAGAAACCATCCTTACCAGCTCTGCGAGATGGCAGGCGTAGGATTTCGTACAGCGGACAAGATTGCCATGAGTATGGGGTTTAACAAGCTTTCCCCTGAACGGGTGGATGAGGGGTTGCTTTACACTTTAACAGAAGCAGAAATGAAAGGGCATCTCTGTATGGAAAAACATGCTTTTATCCGACAGGCACTGAAAATTCTGGATACAGAAGGGCTTACCGAGGAGATGGCAGCCAACAGGGCTGCCTATCTTCTGCACACAGAGCGCCTTGCCTCATACCAAAGTCGAGTTTACCTACCGGCAGCGGCCAGAGCGGAACAGCGGCTGGCAGAACGGATTTACAGGCTGCAAAACTCTTTCAGGCCACACCACTATGGGAATTTGGCGTCAGACATTTTGGAGCTGGAGAAAAAGCTTCGCCTTGCATTAAATGAGGAGCAGAAATTGGCGGTAACAACCGCCATGACTGCCCCAATTACCATTGTCACCGGAGGTCCGGGAACTGGAAAGACGTTGATTCAGCGTGCGTTTCTGGAGTTGTATCGCAGCAAAAACCCATCAGGGAAAATTACATGCTGCGCGCCTACCGGACGTGCTGCGCGGAGGATGGAGGAATCCACTGGAGTACCGGCCACGACAATCCACAAGGCATTAGGTTTGATTGCCGGCGAAGATGGAAATTACTGTGAGCCAGAGCAACTGGAAGCAGACTTGATTTTGGTAGATGAGGTGTCCATGATGGATATCTACCTGGCAGGCCATCTTCTTTATTCCATCCCTCAAGGGAGCCAACTGGTATTGATTGGCGATGTGGATCAGCTTCCATCCGTTGGACCGGGGGCTGTACTGAAATCGCTGATTGCCTGCGGAAAAATCCCTGTTGTGAGACTGGAAAAGGTATACCGCCAAGCTCTTGGCAGCCGTATCGCTACCAATGCCAAACTGATTCGCAGTGGAAATCTTGGCCTGGAATACGGAGATGACTTTCAACTGTTTGAATCCTCAGACCTATCGGAATCGGCTAACCTGCTTGAAGAAATTTATCTTCAGGAAGCAGGGCGTTACGGAGTAGACAATGTGACGCTCCTAACACCCTTCCGTCAGAAAACCGACACAGGAGTCAATGCTCTCAATAGTCGGCTGCAGTCCAAGGTGAACCCACCGGAGGTGGGAAAGCTGGAACTATCCCATGGCAAGAGAATCTTCCGTTTGGGTGATAAGGTGATGCAGGTTAAGAACTTTGAGGATGTCAATAACGGTGATGTTGGCTATATTACCAGCATCAGCCGTGACAGCGATACTTCTTATGTCACCGTAGACTTTGGGGATGGACGGATAATGGAATATGAAAGTGGTGATCTTGAAATGCTCGACCATGCGTATGCTTCCACCGTCCATAAATCACAAGGAAGCGAATACCAGTCTGTCATAATCAATCTGCAATGTGCCCATGCTGTGATGCTTGTCCGGCCGTTGCTTTATACAGCCGTCACCCGCGCAAAGCAACGGGTGATTTTGGTAGGTGAACGGCGGGCCATTTGCATTGCGATTAAACGTGTGGATACAGAACAGAGGGAAACTATGCTGGCAGAAAGGATCTGCGAGCTGTATAGTCACTAAAAATACCGGGGCAAACACCTCGAAAACGAAAGGAGACAAAACATGGCTACTTGTCTTGATGATTATCAAAGCATGAAAGACACTATGACGCAGCAGTTTTCCAAAGGAAATCTTTCTTTGGAACAATCCATGATGTATCAGGAGCTGCTGTACCGTATTGGAGTTCTGGAAACCTGCCGGGTGTTCTGCAAAATGGCGCCTATTACCACGGAGATGAAGGCATTGGTTGCCCATTATCAGATGGTTGATGCCTATGTGCAGTGTATTGGGAAAGAACGCAGATTTGGAATGCCGGCGGACGATAAGGAGAAGGCCAAACGGAAGGTGGCAGCTGACGCCTTGGAAAAAACCGTGGCAGACTGCCGCAAACGATTTTCCAGTTTTCAGCCTTCCGGGCAGGACATGTATAAACGCAGTATCAGCATGATGCTGAATACAATCCTGCCGGTATGGCTCCAACTCAGAAACACATACGTGCCAATAAGAAAATAAGGAGGACATGAACATGAGTCAGAATAACTCGAATGATAAGGCCGCTATGTTGGCCAAGTTGAGCAGTATCAATCAGGTGGAGGGCTTTGACCCAACCCCATTTGCAGTGGAATATACGGATTTGAATACCGGTGAGTCTCGAAAGAGACTCCCGGTAATGATACAGATGGCCTGGTTCCGCCTGAAATACCCGGAAGGGCGTATTGCCGTTCAGGTGACACCGAGCAAAGATTGCTTTGTTGCTACAGCTCGCATCTATCCAAGCTATAAGGATAGTTCGGATTGCTATTTGGCAGAGGCAACAGCATCCCGGGGTCCGGATGCCTCCAAGCCGTCTGTTTCTCCCAGAGAATGGGCGCAAACGGCCGCTGTAGGAATCGCCCTGCGAAATGCAGGTTTCGGTCTACAGTTCAATGCTGCTGGCGATGATTTTGAGGATATCGCTCCGGATGAGTTAGGTGCTATGGCAACCGATACCGAGACGGGCCCAGAAATGGAGCAGGAGTTTTCAACCGTTTCCACTCCAGTTGTCGAAAAGCGTGAACTTTCTCCAAAAGAGAAGCTGGAGCAGGCCCAAAATACGCCTTGCCCCATCCAAAAGTTTGGGGGAAAAACGCTGGGAGAAGTATTGAAACTTGATCCGAAGGCAATTAACTGGGTAGCAACCAAATTTACCGGAGATCCAGAGATTCGAGCGGCGGCAAAACTCATTTGCGAGTATGCCGTGCAGCAGGTTTCAGCGTAAAAATCGTATTGAGGGCGGCTTAGCCGCCCTCGGAAAGGAGGTTGTATGGAACTATTCCATATGGCGGATATTATACCGCTAATCGGGATTCCCTACCCTCCCTCTGGCCGTAGCAATTACAATATCCCCTGCCCTTGTTGTGACGATAATCCCAGAAAAAAGCATCTGAATATCAATTTACAGAAAGATGTCTTCCGCTGCCCTCGCTGTGGGTTTTCCGGCGGAGTGTTCGATCTGTATGCCTACTATGCAGGCATCTCCCGTGAGTCTGTCAGAGAGGCGTTGATTGCGCGTCTGGATGTACATGGGAATATTCCCAACCCCAAACCTATCAAGGTAGAAGAAGTTCCGGAATGTCCTTTAGCGGATATTGATGATCGTCATGCAACCTATAGTGCTCTGTTGAGCCGACTGTCACTGGCAACAGATCATCGGGAAAATTTACTTTCCAGAGGCTTAAATTTGGAGCAGATTGAACGGCTGGGGTATAAAACCACACCGGTGGTCGGTACGGGAGTGATTGCAAAACAACTGCTGGCGGAGGGGTTATATCTATCCGGAGTACCTGGTTTTTACCGCAAGAACGGTCAATGGATGTTCGTCAGTGAACAACGCGGTATTCTGATTCCTTTTCGGGATTTGGATGGGCGAATTCAAGGCCTTCAAATCCGCCGGGATAACGTGAGTAAAAGAAAGTTTCGTTGGGTGTCCAGTGTCGGTAAATCGGATGGCTGCAGAGCAGAAAGCTGGGTTCATATTGCCGGCGATCTGCGTTCTACAATCATCCTCATTGAGGGACCTATGAAAGCTGATATTGTGCATGAACTGACTGGTCAGACCGTTGTTGCGGTTGGAGGTGTAAACGCACTCTCCCACTTGGAACAAGCTCTTCGTACATTTCGTGAGCGAGGCGTAAAAAAGGTCATGACGGCATTCGACATGGATTTCCTGAAAAATCCACATGTGAAGAATGGATATGAAAACCTGAAAACACTGCTTATCCAAACTGGATATGAATACGGGGTGTACCTTTGGAACCCTGATTATAATGGTCTGGATGACTATGTGTGGAAATATTGTCTACAGGGCGGCAAGCCGTCACAGTAGCGAAAAAGGCGGGAATTCCCCGCCTTTTTCTTATGTGTATAAACTCGTGAAAAAAGCGCATTCTGGTTGTAAATGCGTTTTTTTAACTGTGTAATATTATAGAACAAATACAGGAGGTAATGATTATGCTGATAGCAATCGATCACGGCAATTATGCCATCAAAACACCCCATTTTTCTTTTGTTTCCGGTCTCTCTGAGCATACGGTCAAACCGCCTTTGGCAGATGAGGTACTGGAATTTGGCGGCAGCTACTGGACACTCTCTGGTAAAAGGCTTCCTTATATGAGAGATAAGACCAAAGACGAACGATACTTTGTTCTTTCTCTGTTTGCGATTGCTAGAGAGATTGAGATGCTGGGAGCCCAAACTGCATTTGAACAGGTCGATTTGGCTGTGGGACTTCCCCCAGAACATTATGGAATGCTGCGGGAAAAATTTGCCCAGTATTTTCGTCGAAGCGGTGCGATTAACTTTGTGTACAAAGACCGCCCGTTAAGTATTGTGATTCGCCATGTGTTGGTATATCCGCAGGCGTATGCGGCAATAATTCCACAGAGCGGCCATCTGCTCAAAACTTTACGGGTTTTTGTTATAGATATCGGTGGATTCACAACGGATGTACTTTTACTTCGCAATGGGAAACCCGATTTGCAGTTTTGCCGGAGCCTGGAGAGCGGAGTTATTACCATGAACAACGACATCATCCGAAAAATCAGCGCACAGCATGATATGAAGATTGAGGACGAGCATATCAGTGCCGTACTACAGGGGCGGGAAACCATTCTTCCTGAAGATGTCAAGAAAACCATCCGTGAGTCTGCTCAGCTGCATGCCAAAGAAATTTTGGACCAACTCAGGGAGCTTCAAGTGGATCTGCGAACCAACCCCGCTATCTTTATTGGTGGAGGTAGTTCTTTGTTCCGCCCACTATTGGAGCAGTCATCTATGGTGGCTCAGGCCAGCTATGTAGAGGATCCAAAGGCCAATGCGATCGGATATGAGATGATGGCAAAACAACAGCTGAGCCGCATGGTATAGTTGCGGGGAGCTGGTTGAGATGAAAAAGGATGGAACCTATCGGTTTAATTTACAGTTTAGCGCTGATACGGCAGAACGAATCCGGGCAGGTGAACTACTTGAAAAGTTAGGCAATAAAAAAAGTTCTGTCATTGTTCCGGCTCTTAATGAGTATTTGGAACGGCATCCTGAGTTGCAAACGGAAGCAATTCGCATTCAAATTGAAGAAGCAGATGCCTTGCACAAAGAGAAATTGGAGGATATGATACGCCAGATTGTTCGGGAACAGATTGACAGTATGGCGGTTCCTAATAAAGAGCAGCTTCAGGAACTACCAGCAGAGAGTCTGGAAGAAGATGTAGCCCGGATGATCGATAATCTGGATATCTTCCGATAATAAGAATCTGTGTATTATCGCTCTTGTATTCCAAAAATCAGAATTAACATACGAAAAAATCGCCCCTTTGCCTCTTAACAAAACTTATAGTGCGCATATCGGAATTGTACTTTCTTCACTTGTACTGTTGGTTTTATTAAAATTATAGCAGAAAGGGACGATAACAATGGACTATCAATTACTGGGGAAAAATGTTCGCAAGTACCGGATTCAGATTGGAATGAAACAAGAGGAACTGGCTGAAAAAGTAGGTTGTTCAAGCAGCCATATCGGCCAGATTGAAAACAATCGGGGTATTCCCAGTCTGGAGATGGTCGTCAACATAGCAAATGCACTTCACACTACTGTAGATCAGCTGGTACTGGATTCTTTGGAATGTCCAGAAATTGTCTATTTGCGAGATATTGAAAAGAGAATTCAGGAACTATCAATGCCGGTGAGGATGCTGGCTTGTGAGATGTTGCAGGATATGTTGGAAATCATAGAAAAGGTTCGTGGCTGAGTGAGTCCTGATTCCCCATAAAGTCTGTACGCCCTCAACGGCAACTTTCAGTTGACAGATTCTGATTTTTGGGAGGATATTATGGCATGAAAGAAAATGAAGTAATCGACTATCCCCGACAGTAAGGTATCCAGACGAATACCGATTGAGACGTTTGTTTCAAAAAAAGAATACAGCAACGATTCAATGCAGCTGCTTTTCAACAAGTAGCTGCATTTTCATATATAAATCAACAGGCTTCCTTTTGCAGATCACATTGCGCTATTTTGCAGTGTGATCTTTTTTCATGCCTGCGGGAAGGAGGTGAGTCCCGTGTACATCTTCAATGTGCGTTAAATCACCTCAGTAACCCGAAACCAATCAATAAATACGCATGCCATCTTGGCATGCCTCCCAGGCGGCTGGGATGGCATGGCCTGGAGGCATGAAATGAAATACGATTTTTCGTCCGGACGGGATGAGCTGCGCGGCCGGTTCACCCGTTTTATGGAGGTCTCTGTTCGCAATGCGCGGAAAGACTATTTGAGGAAATTGAGCCGCTATCCCGAAACATCGTCACTGGAAAGTGTGCCAGAAGAAATTTTGACTGTCAGGGATTCCATCGAAATAGGCAGAAAGGATGCCTTCGACTTTGAGGAGGAACGGTTGGCAAAAGCCTTCAGTCAGCTTCCTCTTATGCGTCAACGTATTCTTGTACTTCTGTTCGTGGAAGAGTTATCCCCGACAGAAATTGCCCGCAAACTGAACTGTTCTGTGCAGCATGTGTATAACCAGCGTTCTCTGGCACTCAAAAAACTTCGTCAGCTCCTTGAGAAAGAAGGTGGTAAAGGATGACGGCAATGGAATTTCGTGAATTGTTGCAGCGAGCAGTTGAAGGAGACTATGACGCTGTGGAGCAGATACTTATCCTTTACATGCCGCTTATCAACCGGTACAGCATGATTGATGGACAACTGGATGAAGACTGTCGGCAGTACATACTCATCCGTATCACACTGAGTATCAGCAAATTCATAATCTGAAGGAAGGCTGCTCTGGGAAACCAGGGCAGCCTTTTTCAAATTTTTTTGCTAGAACATTAGAAATTAAATAAATGGAGCGTTCTTACTTTATGAAGGCGTCCCCCTTCACGGTACCTTGACAACTACATAGCAAAACCCGGTACATCCCCTGACCGAGAAGCGGCTATCCGTCTGTCTGGCAAACAGAACAAGAGCACTGATATATGGGCGGCTCCTATATAACGCGACGATCCGGCAGGGCCATCATGGTACTTCCGGCTTGGACGCGTCACGGCATCGGCCGGCTCGGCATCAGAATGCGGAGAGATGAAATTTCTATGGACCTGTTCGCCACAGGCATCGGGGATTGCATAATTCAAAGAATAGGTTGACCAAATATTGGCAAAGATATGGGTGAGGTGATTAAGATGCGAAATTACGAAAATGATCCAAGAACTTTGGATTCATTGGTTGATATCCGAGATGTGAAGGTTGATCCGGCACAGCCACCGGAGGAGCGAATACGCTCTTATGTGCAGCAAGTTAAGGACCCATATTGTTTCCGTGTTGGAGACGTTAAGGTCCGTGTGGCCTATGCGGGAAAGGACGAAACCCTGAACGACAGTTTCTGTAATATGATTTCTACTCTATGACCGGAAAACATTTCCAGAGAGAAATTCGATAAAACGACTGGAAAAAGGAGTACAGCCATGCTATACTAGGTGTGGACGAAATCAGCGAATACTCCGGTCGTTTTGTGGTGAGACCGCAAAATTCAGACAGGAGTGGCGCTAAATATGAAAGATGTAATGCAATTGTATCATGTCGCCATCTACCTCCGTTTATCGAAGGATGATGGCGACATTTCTTTTTCGGATTCGAGAAAATTAGAGAGTAACAGTATCCATAATCAACGGGAGCTGTTGATATCCTATTTGAAAGAGCACCCTGAAATGGAACTGTATGATGAGTATAAAGATGATGGTTGGACTGGTACAAATTTTGACCGGCCTGATTTCCGCCGCATGATGGAGGATGTGCGCGCAGGCAAGGTGAATTGCATACTTGTTAAAGATCTATCTCGCTTTGGAAGAGATTACATTGAATGCGGAAAGTATATCGAAAAAATATTCCCTCAGTTGGGAATTCGATTCATTGCTTTAAATGATGGATTTGATACACAGTCTTCTAGTAGTACAGACAGTATTGTAATTCCATTCAAAAATCTGATTAACGATTCTTATAGTCGGGATATTTCTATTAAAGTCCGCAGTAATTTGGAGGTGAAACGTAGGCAGGGCGAATTTATTTCTAATTTTGCAGTATATGGATACAAAAAGGACAAAGAAAATAAAAATCATCTTGTTGTGGATGAGTATGCTGCTAGTATTGTACAGGATATTTTCAAATGGGCTATTGAAGGCCATAGTCCGGGAAGCATAGCTCTACGATTGAATCAACTTGGTGTACTTTCCCCCATGGAATATAAAAAATCTCAGGGGAGTAAATACAAATCAAAGTTTAAGACTGGTGCGCAGGCAAAGTGGAGTCATGTTGCGGTTCGTAGAATTCTACAAAATGAAATTTATACCGGTACGATGGTTCAGGGAAGGAGGACAACTCCGAATCATAAGACCAAAAAGTTTATATACAAGGATCAGAATGATTGGGTTCGAGTAGAAGGAACCCATGAGGCAATTATCAGTCGGCCTCAATTTGATTTGGTACAACAGATTCTGCAGGAGGATACAAGGGCAAACGCTGAAAATGCAGCGGTGCATCCATACTGCGGAAGAATCTTTTGCGGGGATTGTGGAGCCCCTATTGTGCGTAAAACAACAGTATCTGACGGCAAACGCTATGTATATTATGTGTGCGGAGCCAATAAAGCCGACAGCCACACCTGCAGTAAACACAGCATACGGGAAGAAATATTGGATGATGCCGTACTTGTTACAATTCAGCGTCAAATCGAAATTGCACTGGATATGGATGCTGCGTTGCGCCAGATTGAAACATTGTCCTGGGAAAGAACTGAACTAAGGAAAATAGAAGCGAACATTGAAGTGCAAAACCAGATTATCCAGAAAAACAACAATCTCAGACTGGGAATATACGAAGATCTTCAAAGCGGTATTTTATCCAGAGAAGAGTTCATGACATTGAAAGAGGAGTTCTCTTCAAGAATTGCTGCCGCCAAGAAAGTGATAGATCAACTTATTAGCAGTAAAAGTGAGATTCAACATGGCCTAAGCAAACAGCAAAGTTGGCTGGCCCAGTTCCGTGAATATGAGAATATTACAGCTATTACACGACGGTTGATTGTCAGTTTGGTGGAACGAATCAATGTATATGAAGACTCCGAAATTGAGGTGGTTTTTCGACATCGGGATCAATTTGCTCATATCAAAGAATTTTTGGAAAACCAAGAAGGTAAATCTGAAAAGATACAGATATTTCCTCAGTTGGAGGTGGTATAAATGGCCCGTATATCCCGCAAGAAAGGCGATGTCAATCAGACTGGAGCTGATGTGAAAGATATTTTCCGCACAGCGGTTTATTTGCGTCTTTCTGTGGAGGATAACGGGAAAAAAGACGCGGATTCACTGGACAACCAAAGAGAACTTCTACTTTCCTATGTGGCTGATCGTCCGTATTTAGAATTGATTGAAATTTATGAGGATAATGGCTGGACCGGTACAGATTTTGACCGGCCTGCCTTTCAACGCATGCTGGAGGATGCACAGAAAGGGAAAATAAACTGCATTGTAGTCAAAGATCTTTCACGGTTAGGGCGTAACTATGTGGAAGCGGGAAATTATCTTGAAAAAGTATTTCCTTTTTTAAATCTTCGCTTTATCGCAGTGAATGATAATTATGACAGCGCATCCCTCACATCAGGTGAGCATCTGGGGGCAACTCTGAAAAATGTTGTAAACGATATTTATGCTAAAGATATCTCCCGCAAATCTTGCTCCGCATTGAAGATGAAACGGGTAAAAGGAGAATATATTGGCAATTATGCCCCGTATGGCTATTTGAAAGATCCACAGGATAAAAACCATCTGATTGTAGACCCAGAAACGGCGCCTATTGTGATAGAAATTTTTACTATGCGCGCTGAAGGACTGGGTGTGGGTACGATTATACGCAAACTGAACGAGAAAGGATACCCTTCCCCTGGCAGGCTTCGCTATGAGCGCGGAATTATAACAAATAACAATAAAAAAGGAAAGGCTCTCCCTTGGAACAGACATGTTTTAACGGATATGCTTTATAACATTGCTTATATCGGGCATCTGGCTCAAGGGAAAAGTGCCAGCTGTTTGCATAAAGGAATCCCTTTTCACTGGACAGATCCTTCCGAATGGGATATTGCTGAAAATACGCATGAACCTATTATTTCAATGGATCTATGGGAACAGGTTCAAAGAGTAAATCAATCTCTTTCAAATGCAGCGAAAGCCAGTCATGGGAAATATGGGAATCTCCCTAAAAGAGAAAACCCCTATGGCTCATTGCTACGTTGTGCGGACTGCGGACGTGTTATCAAGCAAATTCGTTCTTATAACACAAGCAAAAAGAATGGAACTCAGAGCTATTACACATACAAATGTTCCGGGTATATTGAACTTGGTACGTCAAGCTGTCTACAAAGAAGTATCCGTGCTGCCGATCTGGATTCAGCTGTACTAGAGACTATTCGGAAACAAATGGAAGTCTTTATGGACAGGCAGCGGGTTCTGCAGCATCTGATTACAATGGAAAAAGCCAAGGCAAAACAAGCGGCTCCAAATGACAGGCTACAGGAGTTACAAGCGGAAATAACAAAAAAACGCAATATGTCTGCTTCACTATATGTGGATTATAAAGACGGGATTTTATCTCAAGACGAGTATCTTTATGCCAAGGAAACGTATCAGACCGAATTAGATCGGCTGGAACGGGAAGAAAGAGAACTTCGCAGTGTACATGAGCGTGCAGCGGCAGCCAGTACGGGAGAGAAAAAGTGGAACAGACTGATAGAGCGATATTACCACCAAGAAAGGCTTACAAAGGAAATGGTAAACGCCTTTGTGAAAGGAATCCAATTGTATGCCGACAACAGTATCACCATAGAATTCCGCTACATGAACGAATTCGAGGAATTGCTTCAAGAGTGCGAGAGAATCAGAAAGGGGGTTGCATAGGAAATGGTCTTGCATATTGCGATGTATCTGCGATTGTCGCAAGAGGATGTTGATAAAAGAAATAATATACTCAAAGACGAGAGTAACAGCATCCGCAGTCAAAGACTACTGATTCAAAGGTATATTCAAGAGCATTCAGAGCTTTCAGGCTGTCCGGTTATGGAATTTGTAGATGATGGTTATACCGGAACCAATTTTGAACGCCCACAATTCCAGAAAATGATTAGTTTGATACGCAGCGGCGAAATCCAGTGTGTGGTCGTAAAAGACCTCTCTCGGTTTGGCCGCAATTATTTAGAGGTTGGCGATTTTCTGGAGCATATTTTCCCATTTCTTGGTGTTCGATTTATTGCCATCAATGACCATTATGACAGCACGGATTACATTGGTACAACCGGCGGCGTGGATGTAGCCTTCCGTAACCTCGTCTATCAGCAGTATAGTCAGGATCTTTCCCAAAAAGTAAAAGCTGCTATGCACATGAAGATGGCAAGAGGGCAATATGTTACACACTGCCCGTATGGCTATAAAAAGGCCCCTGGAGAAAAACATAAGATGATCATTGACCCAGTAACTGCACCAGTTGTCCGTGAAATTTTTTTGGCGGCGATTGCGGGAAAGAAAAGCACTGAAATTGCCTCTGCGTTGAATGAAAGGCATATCCCCACACCGATGGAGTACAAAAAACTAATCCGTAAGGATATTCAGAATGAGGTCATGTGGAGTCATCAGGCTGTTTTGCGTATTATTAAAGATTATAAGTATACAGGAGCCATGGTAAATTTTAAATGCGAGAATCAAACCATTCGTGCCCGTGTACAGAAAAGGAAAGCAGCAGATGAATGGGTTGTTGTTGAAAACAGCCATGAACCAATCGTATCCCATGAAGAATATGAAGCGGCAAATGCCCGTATACGCAAGGTAAAGGCACATCAAGCAGCCCAACATGATCGGACAGACCGTATTTACTACTGCGGGCATTGTGGCAGACGCTTGCGAAAAACCTTTGGGATAGATGAGTATTACTCTTGTGCTACCCCTCTCTACCGTAAAAATACGGAGTGTTCTGCTATCCGCTGGAGTCGGACAGATCTGGAGCAGGTGGTGCTATCGGCGTATAGAGCGCAGCTCTCTATTATGGAAAAACAGTATAAAAAAATCACCAAGCAGAAAAAACAGAATCCGCTTGAAAAATGCCGGGAGAACCAAAAAGGTTTGCTCAAAGAGATTGCTTTGATATCCGAGCAAAATCTACGTTTATACGAAGATTATAAAAGCGGAAAACTTGATGCTGAGAGCTTTCTTGAGCAAAAGAACAGGATGTTTTCAAAAAAGAGGAAGATGGAAGAGGAACTCGCAGAACTCCAAAAGCAGGAAGAAACGCTACTCGGCCAGCGAGAGATTGATAACGATCAGATGTCGCGTATGCAAGATGCCCTTTCTACTAAGGGACTACCCGATGAAGAATTGATAAAGGAGATGTACCGACTGATTGATAAGGTGATTGTTTATTCTAACCGGGAAATCGAGATCTTTTGGAAGCTGAACGATTGTTTCCGGACGACGATGAAAGGATGATTTGCGTTTATGGAGAAACTGAGAGTTGCATTATACGCACGCGTTGCTTCAGCTGATCAGTTTGGGACTGTACTTGACCTACAAGAACGAATGCTTGAAACTTATGCCAAGGAGCAGGGTTATGAAGTAGTTGCCAAAGTGAGGGAAACCGGCAGTGGCCTTTGTTGTAATCGGCCTGGGTTGAATTGGATATTAGAAATGCCCTGCCAAGAAGTACAGGGGGTATTGATCAAATCTCTGGATCGTGTGGGAAGAGACCCCGTAGAAACAGTGGGCTGGAAAAGACAACTTGAAGCGTCCGGGAAAAAGTTGCTTTGTGTGGAAGAGAATGAGATGTGTCCTGCATCTGCTGATTTATACGAATGTTTGGTGGAGCATTTCGAGACGGAACAAAAGGGGCTTTGAGGGAAAAAGTTGCAAAATGAGAGACTTTGTCCTATTATTACACATGGGGTGGCCTCTTTTCCAAGATAGAAGAAAAAATTAAAAAGTCGAAAAACCTAGTATTTAAGCCGTTTTTCGGGCCTCAAAATTTTTTCTTTG